AAGAAGATAATAAAGAAGATAATAAAGAAGATGATGATATATTTAGAATGAATTATTTAAATGTAAACAATGATGATGAATATAATAATAAAGCAGTTGAAAAACCAAATAAAAAAGAAAAAATAGTAGAGGAAGTTGAAAAAGATTCAGACGCTAATACATCAGAGGATGAAAGAAATGAGGATTTAGAAAATTACAGTTATCCCAAATTAGAATGTAATAAATGTAAAATAACAAAAAAGACTGATTCTAAATATGGACCATATGGTACACAGTGGATACATGATGTACAAAAAGATGATGAAGATACAAATGAAGTTAAAAAAAATAGAAAATTATTAGATGATTTGATGAGTGTAAAAAGACCAGAACAGCGGACACCAGAATGGTTTAAAGTCAGAGAGGAATCAATAACAGCATCTGATGCGGCATCACCGTTAGATTTAAATAAAAACAAATTACCTTTTGAGTTTTATTTAAATAAAGTTAACAATCCTCCTTTTATGGGAGGAATTCATTGTTATCATGGAACAAAATATGAAGAAATTGCAACAATGATTTATGCATATAGAATGAATGTTAAAGTTGAAGAGTTTGGTTTAATTCAACATCCTGTACACAAATTTATAGGAGCATCACCAGATGGTATTGTTGGAAAATATAAATATGATGGAAAACATAAAACAAAATATATTGGTAGAATGTTAGAAATTAAATGTCCTGCTATAAGAAAGATTAAAAAAACAGGTGATATTAAAGGAGAAATAGTACCAATATATTATTGGGTACAAGTTCAACAGCAATTAGAATGTTGTAATTTAAATGAATGTGATTTTTGGCAGTGTTCGCTAGAAGAATACGAATCTAGAGATGATTTTATTAATGATACTAAAAAAGACGAACCATTTAGATCAGCACAATCAGGATTTGAAAAAGGAGCAATAATACAATTATTACCATATGAACAATCTGAAACACATAGTAGTAAAAGATATAATCAAGTAGTTTATGATCATGCAAAATGGTTATATCCTCCTACATTAGAAATGTCACCTTTAGATTATGATAAATGGATTGCAGAATCTATATCAAATCTAAAAAACCATGAAATATATAGCAAATATTATGTCGATTGTATTAAATATTGGAAATTAACTGATTCATTTTGTATAACTGTTGAAAGGGACAAAGAATGGTTTGAAGAAGAATTACCAAATTACAGAAAAACATGGGATTATATTGAATTTCTTAGAAAGAATACAGATAAAATGAAAATTCTAAATGATTATGTTGAAACGTTTAATATAGAAAAAACTGTAGAAAAATTCGATAAATTAGGATTCAAAGGTTATAAACAAAAAAAAGAATTTAAGGAACAATGTAATGAACAAATAATGGAATTATTAGATGCTCTATTTGCAAATAAAGATAAAAAAAGTATTCAAAAAATAATAGGAAAATAATTTTATTTATTAATAATTTTTTAAATATATAAAAATATATATTTTTTTGTACAAAAATATTATAAATTACTATTATATACAGAGATGGGAAATCCCAAGAGAAAAGATCAAAAAAGAGGTTCAAGTTCATCCAGTAGTTCATCAAGTAGTTCATCCAGTAGTTCATCAAGTTCATCTAAATCAAGTTTATCAAAAGATAGTAGATGTAATGACTTATATAATTATTGTAAGAAAAAATTATTATGTGATGATGATTTTATGATTGCAGGACCAGATGCATATGGATCAATATATAGTACATCATTACAGAAATTAGATATATCACAAGCTGTATCATTTGATTATAATCAAACTTTATTAAATATAGATCATATTCCAGGAACTCCTGATATTTATATAAGAAAAGGGGGAATATATTCAATTGTATTTGTTGCACAAACAAATGAAGCAGCACAATTTGGATTATTTATTAATGGTATACCAGTTTTTTCTACTATAAGTGGAACAAATACAGGGGCTGGACAATTTATAATGCGTCAACTTGAAACATTCCAAAAAAATGATAGAGTTACAATAAGAAATTATGATTCAGCTATAGGAACTATAACATTGAATCCTGAATCTGGTGGACTTATTTCTGGTACAAATTGTGAAATTGTTATTCAAAAAATAGCAAGTCTGCCAAATTATAATTATGAAGACAGTGATTGTGAAGATGAAAAATTATCAAAAAAAGAAAAACATTTATTTGAAAAAATGGAAAAAAAACTATTATGTGATCCATTATTAATGATTAGAGGTTCTGATGTATTTGGTGCACTTTATGCTAATTCTACACAAACAGTAGCAATTAATGCACCAGTATTATTTACAGGAAATACACGTTTATATAATACAACACATGCTACAGGATCAGGTGAATTAATTGTATCTAAAGATGGAATATATCAGGTTTATTTTTTAATATCAACAGCACAAGCAGCGCAATTTACTGTATTTGTAAATGGTGTTCCTGATTTAACAACTACATCAGGTACAAATAAAGGAGCAGGTCAATTAACATTAAGACAGACATTAAACCTAAAGAAAAATGATATTGTATCAGTAAAAAATTATACATCAGCAATTGGTAATGTAATTATTACTTCAAATGCGGGAGGATTACTTCCTGGTATATCTGCTCAATTGATCGTTTATAGAATATCACTATTAAATAATTAATTAAATTTTTAAAAAAGATATAAAAATTATATTTTTTTTGTACAAAAAAAATATATATTTCTATTATATACACAGATGGGAAAAGAAGAATTTGCCTACGAAACAGAAAAAGAAAACCAACATTTAGCAAAGAAATTTAAAAAATATCTTGCTAGAAAACATTGTTTATTAGCCAGAGGAGCAACATGTTATTTTGATATAGATAGTTCAACATCACAAAAACTAAATTTGGGAGATCCAGTTATTTTTCAAGTATTGAATTTAAAAAAAAATATATCATTTAAAACAGGAACTTCACTTATTACAGTTCATAGATCGGGATATTATTATATTGTAGTTGATATTGCATTAGATGAACCAACACAATTTACTATTTTTATAAACAATATTCCAATACCATCATTAACAACAGGAGTTGATAGTGGTGCTGGGCAAGTATCAATATCACAAATTATATTTTTAAAAAATGGAGATAATTTAAAAATTGTAAATTGGAAGTCCGCTATTAACCCAGTATATACAACTACAAATGGTGGAGGTAATCAAGTTGGTATAAATGCGTCATTTGCAGGATTTATGTTATTACCATGTGAAAATGAAAAAGATTGAAAAGTCTAAATTAAACAATCCCTATATATCATAAAAATTATCATCATAAAAATTATCAAATGTTAATTTATCCATGTCAATAATATTTTTTTTATTAGATTCATATATCATAAAAATTAGATATTTTAATGTTATCAAACTACAATCATTTCTAGATGCTAATCGATATAGACATTCAATATTAGGAACTATATGATAGGTTGAAGTAATATATTTTATTATTGGTAAATAATTATTTTTACATAAATTTTCAAGACATTTAATATTTGGTACTAAAGAATTTTCATCACATATAGTTTTTAAATGAGTTGGTGATATTTTATCCAAACAATATATCTGTAGCCTCTCAATAGTCCAAGGATAATGTATATTATATGGATTAAAATTTGTATCATTGATTATTTTATAATATTTTTCATGATTTAAATTAATATCATATAATTCAATATCATTAATATATATATAATTTTCTGTCATATAACATATATCTTCAAAAATTAAATTATAACCATATTTAATAAATATATTAATATCTATTAAAATTCTATCATTATTTTTAAAAAATTCACGGTTAATAGTAAAAATAAATTTACAAACTTGTTTAAATAATAATTTACTTGGTATTATTTTATTTTCAAAAAAATATACTAAATTACTTGTAAAATCTAAAAGCATATTAATAAATGCATTGCTTTTTGGTAAATGTTTAATTGTTACTGAAATTAATTCTATTATATTTTTACAATAACATTTTTCAATAAATATTAAATTACAATTAGTTTTTTTTTGTATAATAGATAATTTATTAGTATGAAACATTATTATTGGATCTAAACTTCCTATTTTATTTTCTAATTTTTTTTCATTATGATCTATTATTTTATGGATAAATTCTCCAACAATTCCATCACTATGTGTATAATCTTTAATATTTGGGAAAATTATATTCATATAACAATTTTTAATATATTTATAAACATTAAAAACTGTACTATTTGCAAAAATATGAGAATAATTATCAAAAAAATTTATTATTTTATCACATAATCCTGATAATTTAAAATCAAAATACATTTTTACTATTAATATATATATATATTTAGTATCATAATTATAATATTTAGAATCTTTATCAATAGAAAAGTAATTTTTAAAATAAATATCATCATAATTAATATATTTTAACATATTAATTACTATTTCCGATATTTCATTATTATAATTTAATCGTTTTAAAATAAGAGAAACCTCTTTTTCAATAATTTTTTTATTAGATAATAATAATAATTTAGGAGATAATAATATATTTATATATTTTATTGTTAATGTTTCATAATTATATGTCTTATTTGATATATTTAACTTTTTTGATAACTGTTTTAAATTTTTAATTAATTCATTACTATTATCTATATTTGATTTAATATTATCAAATACAACTTGCATTATATATAAAAATTAATAATAAATAATAAATAATAAATAATATTTTTATTAATGTTTTGATTTCAACTTTTTTATGCAATATTTTTATTAGGAATTAATGTTTTCAAAGTAATATTACCGCTTAAATTATTAGTATTTATTTTATCATTTATAATTGCAATAAAATTATTATATGATATTTTACTTCCATTAGATTCTGCAAAATGTGTTGATACAATACCATTAAAAGAATAATCATACATTACAGGAAAATCAACTAAATTTTTCATTATTTTATGCTTATGTATATAATTTTCAGATTGTTTTCTATAATATAAAGTTATAGAGTTTCCTGGTATTTCTTTCCATGTTATTAATGTTGGTGTTATTTGATCTGGTATTTGACCCAATTCCTGTTTTCCATATTTTGATTTTTCACTATCAATATGTGTAATAATATCTCCAATTTCTAATATGTTTATAAATGGAGAAAGATGATCTATATATGTTAATATCATACCAATTACGCGTTTATTAAAATCAGTTGTATTACCTGATAATGGAATAGGAATTGGTTCAGATTTTATATTCCATGATAAACCCATAAAACCTTTTATATATCTATAGAAATTTCCAAAAGGATCCAACACATATTCTAAATTAGAATTATATTCATTTGCATATATTAATTCTTTTACAATATGTTTAATAAAATATTGCGATGGCCCTCCTCCCATACTTGCATTTATTTCAAATGATTCATCTAAATTAAAATAAAATTCTATAAATGTTACAATACCAATAACATCTCCCAATTCATTAACTATAGGGGATCCTGAATTACCAGAATCTATTTGTGCATCTGTAGTTATATTTTCTGTTAAAATATTTCCTAAAAATTGTACATTTCTGTTATTTCTTATAACACCGGATATTATAGATTGTGGATCTTCTCCAAGTGGATTTCCCATTATAACTATCTTTTCACCAGGAGTTGATTTTCTACTTTTTCCCCATGTAAAATATGGGTGAATACATTTAATTTTTGGCAAATGTCTATTCCATTCACATTTGCTATTTATTTCTAAAACAGCAACATCACCAGCCCCATCAACACCAACAAGAGATGCTTCATAAATAATATTTTTATCACTATTATTTACATGATATACTGTAACATATAATTTTTGAACTCTTGTAATAGCACCATTTAATGAAGATGGATTTCTATCTATTGTAAAAGGTCCATATGATAATGGCTGAAATAAAACACCATGACCTGCTGTTACTATATAATGATCTTTTATAAAAAAACCTGTTAATGTAGATACTAATGTATTTTCATAAATTACTTCATCATTGTACTTAATTTGAACATCTGTTACTGATTTTATAGTAACAATCGCATTTTTTAAACTTCTATAAATTTCTTCATTTTCCATTCTGATTTTATATATTATTATATTATATTTTTTTTGACAAAAATATTAATATTATTATATTATTATATATTTGATTTTTTATATTTTAAACATAAAAAAATGATAGTATGTGCGGTTATTTGTACAATAATTATATATAGATATATATATATATATATATCATGGAAAATATTTCTAGAGAAAGTAAATTAGGAGCCCTAAAGTTAAATAAAAATATAGAGATGCCCGATGATTATATTAATATTTTATATACAATGTATTCTTGTAAACTATTAGATAATATACAGCATAATATACAAAATAATAATAATATGGAAAATAATAATAATAATAATAATAATAATAATAATAATATGGAAAATAATAATAATATGGAAAATAATAATAATATGGAAAATAATAATAATAATAATATGGAAAATAATAAGATAAAAAATAACAAGATAGAAAATAAAAAGATAGAAAATAAAAAGATAGAAAATAATGATAAAAAAAATATTGATAATAATAATAAAAATAAATTAAAAAAAGATACAAAATCAAAAAAAAAGAAAAAAGAAAATATAGAAACTGATATTAATTCTCCCAAATATAAAACATTATTACAATTATTAAATAATATATTAACAAATATTGGAAAACCAAATATAACATCAATTAGAGATTTTCAAAATATTGATAGAAATGATATAATAAAGAAAAAAAATTTAGAAACATTTGCTGATACTGAAAATGTATTGTTTGAGATATTTAGTAAAACGGATTGTGGTTGGTATCGTCGCAATTTAACAAAATATTATATTTTAACATTTATAAGATATGCATGTAAGGATATTAATTTAAAATTTGCATATAAAAGAAAGGATATATTTGAAAATATAAAAAAAGATGAAACAAAAGTAAGAAAAACATATTTATTTTATTCTATAAATTAAATAATAAAAATAATTAGTTTAAATTTGTTTCTACATTTATTACTTTAATATTATAATAATAATTATAATATTTTTGTACAAAAAAATATTATATAAATTTATATTATAAAAATGAAAAATAGTTCATCTGAATTGAGCACAACAGATATGTTCAAAAAATTTTCAAACAAAAAAAATGAAGAGGAAATTAAAGCAAACAAAAATGATAAAACAGAAGACAAAAAATGGGAAAAGGTTTTTAAAACAGATGATAATTCTATAAAAGACATAACAAGTGTATTTGACAAAGAAAAAACGGAAAATGGATTTTATGAAAATAATTCTAAAGAATTAGAAGGAAAATTATTATTAGTTTATTTAGATGAGAATGATAATCCATATATTATTATTAAAAAATTAGATAAAGAATTTATTTATTATCTAGGTACTCGAGGCCCAAGAGGATTTTGTGGTTATGCAGGCATTGATGGTAAAAATGGTAGGGATGGTAGAGATGGTAAAAATGGTAGAGATGGTAAAAATGGTATTGATGGTATTGATGGTTATATAGCAAAAAGAGGGAAAAGAGGAAAACGTGGATATAAAGGAGCAACTGGTGATTTAGAATTTGATTTCAACGATATACATAATGAAGATGAACTTGTAAATTTTTTAAATAAAATTTCAAATAAAATTCCAAATTAAAAATAATATAAAAATGTATAATTTTGTGGTCGTATATATAGATAAATATTATATATATAAACTTTTTTAATTATAAATATTTTTGTACTAAAAATATTTTTTATATAAGATATATTTATATACATGGGAAAAAAAGAAAAAATTAACCAGGAGTTAAAAAAAAGTATTATTAAATACGAAGACACTAGTAGCGATTCTGAAAAAAGTAAAGAAGAAAAATCAAGTAATGAAAAAAAATATGAAAAATATTTGAAGGCATTAAAGGAATTGAAACAATCTTATGGAAGTGAGCTTAGAACTTTACCTGGATCATATTATGTATATGGGCCACCCGGTGAAAAGGGATCTGCTGGAAAATCTGGTAAGAATGGTGAACATGGTAAGAAAGGAGATATTGGTAAGAAAGGGTCAAAGGGTGATAGGGGACCTAGAGGTGAAACTGGTAAAAAGGGTTCAAGGGGGCATCGAGGGCATGAGGGGTGGAAAGGAGAACCTGGTAAAGATGGTATGGGAGGTATAAATGGATTTGCATATTTATATAATATATCAGAACAAACAATAGCAGCGGGAGATTTTGTTAAGTTTGATACAGAACCTGTATCTAAAAACATTATTTTACCTACAAGTGGTGGAAATTTAATAACTATACCAGATGCTGGAACATATGATATTAGTTTTAATGTAAGGGGTACACCATTAAATATAAATCCAGCTGATATAATAGCATTTGAATTAGTATTAAATTCAGTTACATCTATTCCAGGAACACAATTTGCCAGCCAAAAAGAAGTATCTGCTTTACCAAGTCCAAATGGTACAGAAGTTGTAAATGGAAGAGCTATTGTAGTATTAGCAGCAGGATCTACTATACAATTACATAATATTACAAATAATAATTTATCATCAATAACATTAGCTCCAACTGTTGGACCAACAAATATAGTAAATGCAACTATTACAATATTACAATTAGCATAGGGACTGTTTAATTTAGAATCTTTAAATCTTTTTCACCAGTGAAAAAGATTTAAAGATTCTAAATTAAAAATTCCCTATTTTTACAGATTTAATTTTGGTTTTAGTATTTTATTCAAAATTTATAATAAAATTTTGAATAAAAGTATTAAAAGTCCAAATTAAACAGTAAAATAATAATTTTTTAATTTAAAAATATTTTATTATAAAAAACTATAAAAATATAGTTTTTTTTGTTTTTAATATTAAAAAATATATAATTAAACTATAATAATGGTTGTAATTTTTTTGTACCAAAAAAAATAAAAATCTTTTTATATATTATATAGAAATGCCTTACGAGGAAAAAGAAAGAGTTACCGTAGAAGTCGACGTTAATGAAAAAAAACACCACAAGAGACAAAGCAAAAAGAGTTCAACTGATTCATCATGTTCAACTGAATCAAAAAGATTAAGAAAACATAAGAAACATAACAAAAAGAATTCAATAGATTCATCCAAATCATCTGAATCAAAAAAATGCAAAAAGGAAAAGAAATGTAGATCTGTGAGTTCTAAATCATCTAAATGTAAAAAAGAAAAGAAATGTAGATCTAAGAGTTCTAAATCAAGTAGTTCATCGTCATCATCATCATCCTCCTCATCATCATCATCATCCTCATCATGTTCATCAAAGAGAGAAAAATGCTGTATAAATGATTTATTAGCAAAGAAGGTAGAATGTGAATGGAAATTACTATTTAAAGATGCAGAATTATTGCCAGTTGTTGGATTACCATCTAGTGCAAAAGGTGTTGCAACTTTAACACATTCATTATGTAAAATGTCTAATAAAATCAATGACTTAAAATCACAATCAATGCTTGTAAATAATGCATTTTACTCTTTTGAATGTGCGTGTGATAGATATTTGAACTTATATGAAGTTACTTTACCAAATATACCGGGTAGAAATGGAAGATCTTCAACTGTTGAAGTATTTGTAAATAAATTACGTGATAATGATCTTGATGTTGCAGGTGTCAATTTCAAATGGTTCGGTGGTAAATCGGCTAACTTGAAAAAAGACAAAGGATTAACGACAGTTTACGTACAAAAAGCCAATATGAATCCATGCGAATTCACACGCAAAACATTAAGTGCTCTTAAAAAGGCTCTTAAAGTAATTGCTATGTATGAATAAATTTTTATTAAATAATTATTTTGTAATATAAAAATAATTATAAGTAAATTAACCTACTTTTATAAATAACATACCTTTATAGGGTTTGTTTAATTTCATATATTTTATTATTGTTTTATCAGCTATATGTAATTTATTTTCTATATCATGTTGACTTTTATAAATAATCTCATCTTTTGTTTCTATATTTATTACCTTTACCCTTTTAGAAATATGTTGTTTGTTTTTTTCTACTTTTTTTAGTTTTAATAAATCTTCTTTATTTTCATTAATATTTAAATTATATTTTTCAAATATCATATTATTATACGGTTCCTTTGATATAATATGTTCCATTATTTTTTTATATGATATTTTTAAATCTCTTTCTACATGTACTTTATTTTCATAAATAATTTCTTCTTTTGTTTTTATATTAATAACTTTTATTTTTTTAGAAATAGAAATTTTTATAGTTTTATCTTTTAATGGTTTTATTTCTTTATGTAAATTTAATAAATAATTCTTATCTTCTTTTATATCTGGTTTAAATTTAACATATAACATATTTTTATAGGGTTTATTTAATTTTAAATATTTTCTTAATGTATTATATCCTATTGTTAATTTATTTTTAACTTCCTTTTTATTCATATATATAGTTTCTTCTAAAGTTTCCAAATTTATTACCTTTATTTTATGATCATAACAATCGAGAACTTCTACAGCATGTATTGTATTTTCACTCAATGTATTCCATTCTAAATTAGATAATGCATTATTTAATTTATTACCATCCTTATGATTAACAACTTTTTTATTATCTGGATTTGGTATAAATAATTTAGCAACTAATCTATGTATTAATAATATTTTATTTATATTTTTCATTTTTACATTAATAACATAATAATCATATCCATTTATACTACCCATAATAATATTGCCATAAACATTATTTTTAATTCTACCCATATTAGATATACTATAATCTTTTGCATTTGAATAAATATTTCTAAGATTTTTCCATTTTTCATTTTTTAAATCTTCAATTTGCATAAATTTCCATTTATAACCATAACAATTATATTTCTTATCATTATTATTTTTCAAATATAAATGACTTATTAAACGTAATTTAGTTTCCTTTCTATTTTTATTTAATTTATTTTCAATAATAAAATCAATAGCTTTTTCAATATTATCAAAAATAAATATATCATTTTTATTATTTGGATTAATTCTTATAATTTTTCGTTGATCTATTATTTTTTCTTGTTTATGAGGTTTATTTTTATTATTATTTTGTTCTTTTGATGTTGCCCATCTTAAATTTATTATATTATTATTTGATCTATTTCTATCAATATGATCAACTGTTGGTTTATTATCTGGATTTGGTATAAATGCCGTTGCTATAAGTCTGTGAATTGAACTATTATTGGTTTTTTTGTTATAATGTAATGTTACTTTTATATATCCAGAACTATCCATTCGTTGTTTTATTAATGTTTTAGTATAAAAATTTCGTACATTACCCTTATTTGATATTTCATAATTATTATTTATAGAAATTATTTTCCATTCTTCATCTTCTGTATTCTCAATTTTTTTTTATGATTCCATTTATTTTTTACCCATCTTAAATTTTCTACTTTATTATTTTTAATATTTTTATCAATATGTTCAACAAATCTATATTTTTCTGGATTATTAATAAATGTAGTCGCAACTAGATTTGATAATGTTCTACACATTTGTTTACCCTTGTTATTTTTTACTGAAATGACAAATGATGTTGTAATATCATTTTGTATATGTCCTTCAATTATATTTTTTGTTGTTTTATTTTTGATTCTACCTAGATTTGATACTTCATAATTATCAAATCCCTCAATATCTTTTCATATTTCTTCCTGCATATTATCTATTTATATATATTAATTATTTATTTAAGTAGTATTTATTATATCACTTAAAATATTATAAAAAAATTATTCACAACCCTCTTGTTTTTCCCCATTATTTATGGAAACATTTCTGAAATAAATATTTCTACATAGATTTACTTCTTTATCAGGATGTTTATTATTTATTGAAGGCTTATCATTGCATATATCTTCGAAGCTGTCACCGCTTAGCATACGCGTTAAATATCGCAAGCTGAAGACCCCGCATTCTGAGTTTCCACGCTGGTTGTGGACCCTATTGTAATCAGCGCGAATATCCTTGACCCCTATGGATTGACAAAATTTTACAATTCGTCTCATAAGTTTTCTTACTCTAACAGGCGGTAAACTAGCCCCTCCATAACTATCATAATATAGCACAGACCCCTTCTTGAGGCTTGCGAACATACTAGTCCAATGGCTTCCACTTTTCCAACTTTCATCGAGATTAAATACAATACCTAACTTAGTTTTTCCCTCGTTCATCAACTTACTAAAATTCAAATCGGCAATACCAATGGAAGGAATATCATCGAAGTCCATAGGAACGGCACCTAAAAATAGAAAATCAGGATATTGTTGTTCATATTGAGCCATAACTTTATTAATATTAATAGTATTAAGCCATTCAAATTGACCATCAGGGCCGTTAGGTCTGAAAGTGTAATTTTTTAATTTTGCCTTTGCCATTTTTTCCATACTTCTTACAAAACCCTGATCAGCCCAACAGGATTGAGTGGTACATTTATCACCTAATCTTTTTTGTATATTTTTTATTAAATATTTTTTATATTTTCTTGGATTTAGGGTTTCCATATTTGGATGCATTGTTATTGCAGTATTTGGATTTGTTTTATTATATGCATTAACCATTTCTATTAGAATTGCAAGATCAATACATGATCCAGCATCAAATTTAATACCTGGAGCACATTTTTTATCCATTTTATCTTTAGGTTCTAATTCTGATGAATTTATACTTTCAATAATATCAGGCATATATAAATTAGATAGAAAATATTATTTTAACCGGACCATTCTATTAATTTAATACTCTTTTGTTTTTTTATTTTATTTTTACTATTTTTTTCTTGATCAAAATATATTTTTAATTTTTCATTATATTCTGATAAATCAGTATTACATTCAAAATTAAAATAATATATAATATTATTATTAGTATCATATTTATAAAATCCAGCTAATTTAATATCAGGATCCAAAATAATTCCTTCTTCATCTCTATAATAAGGTCTATTATTATAATAAAATTTTTCTAAAATATATGTATTTGGCTTTTCTCCTCCTTTTAATAAATGATTTATTATAAATTCCCTTTCTCTTTTTAAATTTGGATATAATGATATTATATCATCAATTATAGATATTTTAATACTGTTTGGTATTTTATTAGAAGTTGAATCCATTAATAGTATTAGTTTTAATATTATTAAGTTAAAATTATAGCATTTTTTTATTCAATATTTTTTATCACATTTTTATTTTTTATCACATTTTTATTTTTTATCACATTTTTATTTTTTATCACATTTTTGAGCTAATTCATTCCAAGTACAATTATAATTTGAACCAAAATAGCAACTTCTAGGATCGTTTAAACCTGATATTGGGCAAGAAATTGTTTTAGATCTTATTATAGCAAGTTCATTATCTTTTAAAACTTGTTCAGCTTCTAATTGTGATATTTTTTGTACTTCTTGAATATAATCTCTTTGAGATATGTAATAATAATATATAACAATTACTGTTAATATTAATAATGCAAAAAAATATATCTTATGTATCATGTATATATAATTATATTATAATTTAATTAATTTAATTAATTAAATTATTTTACTGTTTCATTTAAATTAATCTCTATATTTACTTATTTTTTTTTCTTCTTTTTCTTCTTTTTCTTCATGTTTTATTTCTAAAGTTATATTAAAGGAATCTCCATTAAAATCGTATAAATCATCATCTTTATTTATAATATTATTTCTTATTTGTACAATTATTTGTGATAATTTTTTAATGTCAAATGATGATTCGAGTTGTGTAAATGTTCCATCATATGCAATTTTCCCGACAGGTTTTTGTATTATATTTTTAAAATATAAATAAACAAATTTTCTGTTAAAAAGATTAGCTCTATCAGAAACATATTTAGATTTTCCTTCATATTCATTATCATCAAAACCTAATAATTTAGAAAATGAATTATCTGAACAATCCATTATAAAATCATATCCTCTTTTTTGTTCAAATGTTACCCACCCTTGTTTATCTGCCTTACATGTTATTTCTAATTCTTCTAAACCATTATTAATTGCTTCTATAAAATCTTCTGGGGGACATTCACCATCTGCAAATTCAATTAGTTTATCGTCATCTAATTCAGCACAAATAAAATGCATTTTATAACATGATCTTGTTATTTTTGGACTTAATGTAGGGAATTTACTTTTTATAATTTCTATATTTGATACATTTTCAAATATTCCTTTTTTAAATGTTCTATCTTCAAAATCACATAAGAAATCATGTGTATCTCCACTACAATATTTAATATCATCAGAAATTCCTAATTTAACCTGCGTTGTAATTTTATTTTTTTCCGATTTTTTTTTATTATCTGGAGTTTCATTAGAATTATTGGAATTATTATTTGATAATTCTTCAGATTGTGTATCAGAAATTACTTGTACATCTTTTTTTATATCTTTTTTTATTATCATTTTTGGTTTTGATATTATTGATTTTTCATCGCTATTCAATGTACTTTTCTTATCTTTTTTTTTATCTTCTTTTTTATTACTCTTTTTTATTTTTTCACTTTTTTCAGATTCTTCAGAACTATCATTTTTTTTCTTTTTATAATCCTTTTCTCTTAATTTATTTTTTTCTTTTGGTTTTGGAACTACTTTTGTAAATATTTTTTTTTCATCTCTTCTCTTTTTTTTATTTGATTCTGTCGATTCATCTGATGAATTATCGGATGATCCTTTTGATGATTTTGAACTATCTGATGATTCTGATATACGCCCCCTTCCTTTCTTTTTATTTTTTACACTATCAACAGCACTATCTAAATCTTTTTTACTTTTTTTAATATTCTTTTTTGCTTCTATTAATTGTTTTACAAGATCTGCAGCATCTATATCCTTTTTCTTTTTTGCTTTTTTGATTTTTTTTGATTTTTTTGATTCATTATCATCACTATCACTATTTTCTTCACTATCTGATATAGTAATATTTTTTGTTATTTTTTTATTCTTTTTTATTAGTTGTGTTATTTCATCTGGTGACATATTAGCCAATAATTGTGGATCTAAATTTAAATCTTCTGCAAATCTATTTTTAATTGCTGTTATTCCTTTATGTAGTTTAGCTGATTCACCCTTACCTCCTCCCATTAAAAAATTTGTATTATTGTTACCTGACATCATTTGCATCATTTGTTGCATCATTTGAGGATTTGACATGAGATATTGCATCATTTGAGGATTCATTTGCTGTTGTCCATTATTTTGATTCATTTGTTGTTGTCCATTATTTTGATTCATATTCATCCCTTCATAACCTCTATCATTTTGAAGTTGCATTGCTCTCATATTTAAATCTTGATCATTCATATTATTCATACCTCCCATATTATTCATACCTCCCATATTATTCATACCTCCCATATTCATACCTCCCATATTATTCATACCTCCCATACCTGACATATCCATACCTCCCATACCTCCCATACCTCCCATACCTCCCATACCTCCCATACCTCCCATACCTCCCATACCTCCCATACCTCCCATACCTCCCATACCATCATATCCAGTATATTGCCCATTTCCCTCTAACATTTCTCTATCTCTAGTTTTTGAAGTATTGCCACCATCTAATGCAAAATTTATATCATATTGTGGTCTTTGTCTTTGTCCACCAGGTCCCGGCATTTCAGCTCCATATCCCATCATACCATCAATACCCATTCCACCACCCATTCCACCACCCATTCCACCACCCATTCCATCCATACCCATACCACCTCTTCCGGGTATATTTTCATATTCACCTTTACGGTCCATCATTCTTCTTTCTAATTCATTTGCAATTTGTTTTTTATCACCAAGACCTAACATATCATTCTGATTACCAATAAACATTCTATCTTGTCTTCTACCATCGGCGGTAATAATACCATCATATCCATCAGTTAAAGGTGCATATTGTCCCCCTCCTCCCATATCAGGTGCTCCCATTAACCCCCCTTTTTCTCTATTCCCCCTTTTTGACCCAGACATAGATTTTGGTCTACTAGTAATTTTTATTTTTTTATTACCATTAAGGTCTCTATCTCTATTTAATTTATAATTTCCAACATTATCATCAGAATATTCATTATCTTGATTTGCTTGTTCTCTCTTTCTATAAATAGAAATAGCATGTTTTATACACATTGTATTTAATTTTTTAACTATTTCTTTTGCATCACCATGTAAATTATTTTTTTGACTTGTTATAACTTTTTCCATTAAACCATGTAACCATCTTTTACAAGATTGATATGCTTTAGGGGATTTATCAATATTTACATGTTCTGCAATTTTATTTGTTAATTTAGTAATATTTGAATCTGATAATATATACCCTACAAGTTTACTCATCTATAAAATAAATATTTTTTTTTATAATAACTTTCTAACACACTCTAATTTATGAGTTTATCTATATATAATTTTTTAATCTATTAATGATATATAAATAAAATAAAAATGTATAATGGAAATCCGAATAGTAATTTCAGTAGTGTAACACCTCAGGGATTGGCAAGAATGAAAAGCGGTATGAATAATTTTGGACAAGCTTTTGCTCCTAACCAAACAATGATTAATAGAGTAGATTTTAGAAATCCTGGAAATTTAATTCACAATAATCTTGGTGATAATATACAAGCTGAAAGAATAAGCGAATACACAATTTGGATAGATGGAAATGATAGATCAAAAAATATATTTAAAAATCCTTTCTGTTTTATAACAAGTTTTGGTGGTATTAATACAGCAATATCAAAAGAAAAAAATGTAACTTATGGAACACCTGGTCCTTTCCTACAAAAAAAATTCAAAAATGTTAAATATATTAAATTAAATTATGCTATAATACCAAGAACTAATATAATTGATATCTCAGGTATTTCATCTAATCCTCAATATACGTTGGGTAGCAATGATACAAATCTTGATGGTAATAAATTTTTAATATTAAGAATAAAGGAAATAAAAAATAATAAAATGTTATCTACGAATGATAATGTAATTGAAGATTGTTTTATATTATATCCCGATAGATTGATGGGATCCAATCATTCTATGTGGATACCGACAAATGATTCAAGAGTATATCCTAATTCCTCTCTATTTAATTTAGATAGAATGACAATTTCTATTGAAGATTCTGATGGTAATCAATTAGAAGTTTTAGATAATAGTGGAAATACTTTAGATGTTCCCAATTTGTTAACAACTTTAACTGAAAATAAATCTTCAACTGATCCAATATTAATAAATTTTAAAAATATAGAACATGCTTTACAAATAAATATTGAATTAACTATTGGTGTTGTTGAATTAGAAATGAATACTTTAACAAATTTTCCTAGCTAAATGTATATAATATCATGGTTAATCATATGCAAAATTTTATAATAATAATATTAATAATGTTTAGTATAATAATGACAATTTTATATTGGATTGAAGTTTCAGATAAAGATAGATATATGAGAGATAAAGAAATTATATTAAATCAAAAAGATTTAGATTTAATATTTAGAGAAAATAATATAATTGATAAAGAAATATGTATGAAAGAGGTTTCAAGATTAAAAAATGTTCAAACAAATATATTAAAAATGATAGGTGATCCTGTTGACTATCCTATTAAAATAACTTCTGAAGAAGCTAAAAAATAATTTAAATTTTTATTAATAATAATTCTAAAATTTTATTGTGTATTTTAGTTTTATCAAATTTTATATCACATATATCTTTTATGTTTAGATCTTTATCATATCCATTTTCTTTAATAGTTATTTTAAAATAATTAAGATCATATGTTATAGAATGATGATGTAATACATGTCCTCTTTCATAACTTTGAAGTTCATATTGCTTATGAAAATTATCATCATCAATATATAAATTATCTGTTTCAATATGATAATTTATTTCTATATATTTTTTTAATATATCAAATAATTTTATTAAATCATTATTAATTAATATACTTATTTTACCATATTGATATGTTGTAGGTATGTTATAAATAGAATCTCCATTAAAACGTTCAAATATTATGTGTATTTCTATAAGATCATTTAACCGTTCTATAAATTTTTCATTTGACATATTTATTTTACTGTTAATATTTTAATAAATAAAAGTAAAGCAATTTTTATTTTCAATTTTATGATAACATTAATTCTACAAATTTATTATGTATTTTATCCTTATTAAATTCTATTTTACAAATATCCCATACAAATGTTTGAGAATGATAGTCAACCTTTTGTATAATAAATATTTTAAAAAAATCAAAATCTTGGATAATATTATGATGTGCAGAATAATGTTTTTCATGATAACTGGACAATTCATATTGTCTATGAAATTCTGGAGACAATAGAGATAAAATATCTCTATATTTATATTTGGAATCTCTTGTATATTGATCAGAATCGTAACTTTTTATTACACAAATATCAGGTACATGTTTATTAAATATAGTAAAAAAATTTAATAATTCATTTGAAATTAGAATTATATTAATTTTTTTATTAATTTCATCATAAACTACAGGTATTTCATATTTTTTATCATTAATACTATTTAATAATGTATGTAATTGTATTAAATCATTCAAATATTTAGCAAATTTTTCTTTATTCACATATGTATCATTCATTTATGTATTTATATAAAATTATAAATAAAGATATATAGTTTTAATATTTTTCAATTTTTATAAACTATCTAAATCAATATCATACATCATGATTCCTATAGATCCTGAATAATTTTTTTCTAATTCATCACCTATATCACCTTTATCTATTGATTTAACTATTTTAATATCAAATATCATAAGATCTTTTGATATTTTATCATTTACTTTATCAGCTATATTTGGTGAACAGAAAAGTGTTTTTAGTAAAATATTTTTTATACATTTTTGAATATCCTTTCCAAATACTAATCTTGTTTTTACTTTCGGATTTGTCATATTTGCCAATAATTCAGTTAATTCTAATCCATTTTTCTGATACTTTTTAAGATCAACAATTTTAAAAATTTCATCATCATTCAATTCCTTTTGATTTATTGTTATCGCATTTGCATCAATATAATTTTTTAATACTACGGATGATCCATGTATAATATAATTTTCACCTTTGGGAATTTTTTCTGATATTATTAATTTCAAATCCATCGATTTAATTGTATCTTTATATAAAAATTTCTTTTTTGTTTTATTTAACATAACATGATCAATATCATTGCCCTTTACAGTTAAAACATGTATATAGTCTCTATTAGTTATTAAATGTTTTAACCATTCTATAGGATAATTTGATCCAAAATCATATGAACAATTATTATGTGAAAACATTATTAATGTATCCTTGTGATATTTTGTTAACACCTCTTCTTTTACATTTTCACTTACCATAAATATTGAATCTATTTTATCTTCTAAATTATATTTATCACTAACATATTTCCTAAAATCAAATATTCTAGATTTTAAAAATCCCCTTTTCTTTACATCATTAATACAATCTAGAATATTATATAATTTTTTTATCTTCTCATCTAACATCACCTGTGTTGCATTATATAATACAAATATGTAAAGAGAATCAAATTTATCTTTTTTTTCAATATATTTATTGAATGTACTATTAAAATCTTCCATCTATTAATCTATGTATAATTATATTAGTTTAATATTTATGTATAAAGATTGTTTAATTTAGATTTTTCAATATTTTTTAATAACATTTTTTACAATATTTATATTCTATTCAATATTTAACATCTATTTGTATTTCTGTACAATTTTCACAATAATAATTTCTGCATTCATAACATTCATAAATATCAGTAACATTATTATAATCACATAATTTACATTTTTCTTCTAAAGTAGAATAACATTTTTTACAACAGTCTATCTCCTTATCAAAATAAACTTTATCACCTTTTCCAATAAAACACCAATCAGTTTCATAATATAATATTGTTAATAATCTAGAATAATCATAATCAGAAGAAAAACTATCAGTATTACTACAAAAAAGTTCAGTACATATATCACATTTATTATTTTATTGTTTAATTTTAGTTTACATTTAGAACAATTCATTTTTATTAAATATAAATCAAATTATCATTTTGTATATTATTATCAATTTTTTTTTCTTCTTTATTAAACTGATTATTTTTCATATTAAATATTTTTCCAATATAATCGGAAATTCCAGCGGTATAACCATTAAATAAATATATTAATTCAGTATCTGGTAATATTGCTATAATATTATAAATATCTTTTAAATCATAATCTAAAAGAGATAATAAATGAGATAATAATAATGTAATAATAACACAATGACCATCTCCTATTATAGATTCTTTAAATGTTCTATTTATAACTAAATTTTTAGGATTCCATTTAGAACATTCAATAAATTCGTATTTAGTAGAAAAAATTTCATTAAAATTATTAAAATAGCAATCAAATAATAATTTTACATAAATATTTGTATCAATATCAAAATCAACAATAGGTTTATTTGATTTTGTCATGATATCATTAAAATATGATGCTGAACCATTGGGTTCAAATAAATATACTTTTTCTTTTGTTATATCTATAACAAGTGGTGCAACATGCGAATTCTTGTAAAATCTACTACCATATGTTAATGTTATAAACACATAATTTAATTTTGATTTTTTTGAATATTCAATCAAATTGAAAATATCTTGATATGAATATGTATGCAAATATATATTTTCACCATCTGAATCTAATGTTGTATGAAATTGATTGCCAATATCATCATTAATTTCTATAACAACTTCTGTTTCTCCTGTTAAAATTTCTGTCTTTAATAAAATATACGATGCTTCTTTTTTATTGATAGCTTTTTGATTCATTATTGTTTGCATTATCTTTTCAAATACTAAAATACTAGGATGTTTTATAGTATCTAATATTTTATTGTCACAAACTATATTTTCGTTAAAAAAATCACCTAATACTGTTGTTAATAAAGATAAAGTTTCAGACATTTATTAATATTTATAATTAATAGTTATATATTATAGAATATATGTATCAATTTATTTAATTTCAATCTTTTTTATACTTATATTTTATGATGATTTTTTCAATTCCTCATATTTCATAACATATTTATACTTCTATATGAGGAATTGGGACCATTTTATCAATTATATAAACAGAATTTTCTTTTTTAATAGGAATACTATCATCATCAATAGCAACTTTTCCAATAGCAAATAATAATTCAACATCATAAACAATTCCCGTATCAGGATTATACCAATAATCTTCAACATTTGAATATTTTACATTTCCAGAACCATCATCTTTTGTCAATTGTTTTACAGCTTTAATTTTTATTACTTTAATTCTTATAGTTGCTGATGTTGTACTATTACTACCATTATTAATACGTAAATCATCAACAATATCTTCTTTATAAGCAGGTCCTATCTGATCATCAAATAAAGATTGTTCATCAAATTGAAAACATTTATAATCTTGAGCCAATAAGTTGTGATTTTTATTTAATTGACAATCAACAGCAGCCTCTTTAATTGCATCTAAAAAACTTTGTATTAATCCTTCTTTTCCTCTGGCTAAATCTTCTATCTGTTGATCAGCAGTCCATTTACCTCCTTTTTCTCTTACTGATTTATATCTGAAAACATCAACATGTCTCTCTTTCATTGGTAAATCTCTATGAGAGCACATACGAATAGCACGACCAACCATTTGAACTATACGTGTTTCATGCCAATAAGGTTCCATAATATGAACTTGTCTAGTATTTAATAAGTTAAGACCTTCTGCACCAGCTGGAGAAATCATAATAATTTTAATTAATTTACCATATTTATTTTCAGTTTCATTAAAATTTTGGAGATTTTTAGCTCTGTCTTTTGAATCAATACCCCCATGATATTCAGTATATCTAAAATCATCATGACCTGTATTTTTATCTACAAAAGATGAGAAACCAAAATATTTCAAATAAATTTTAAATATTTGCAATCCTTCCATCAATACATAATTTGAATATACTAAAACAGGTCCAGGAGATTTAAATATGTTAAATATAATGTTTAGCATTTTAGATGAACTGGCATGCATTGCAACAAATAGAGATGATTTCTTTTCTGCATTTTTAACAAATTCATGATAATTAGATTCGTAATTTGTTCTGCATTCTTTTAAATCATCAGATAATGTGTAATTCTTAGATTTATCATCATCCATTTTATCACTTAAATATTTATCAAATGTTTTTGCAAAATTATCTACTGCTGTTAAATAGCTTTGCACATTATAATATTTATTTGAACTTTTATCAAGTTCTAGTTCTTTTGCTCTATCTATTAATAATCCCTCTTTTTCTGATATTTTAAAATTTCTTGGTCTTGGTCTTGATTCACCCGTCATTCCTTGTGCCATAGGTGGAAATACAAAATTACATGCTTGTCTTGTATATGATTTATATGTTGTTGATCCACCTGATCCTTTCCTTCTAGCTTTTTCCATTTTATCTTCTATTTGTTCAAAATATGTGTATATATCATTTTGATATTCACTCATATTAGTATCAATATAATCTGTTGTTTTAGTAGCGAAATAATCAGGTGTAGAACCTATATAATAACTTACCAATCCCATAATACGACGTTGAAAATTATTTTTTCTTGCTTCATTTAAACTTTCATAACCCGATGTTGTTATATAGTATTGATTGAATTGTGCTTCACTTTTTGGAAATATGCCAGGTCTCAATAAATTAAATACTAATGCTAATTCATATGGTGTGTTAATTGCTGGTGTACCTGATAATAAAATAACTCGAACACCTTCATTTTCTTTTTTATCCTGTACTATATAATCATAAATAGTTTGTGCTCTTTTACCTTGTCTTGTACTTATATTTGTATAAACATTTCTAATAAAATTATGTGCTTCTTCTATTATATAAAATGATTTCTTAGAAGTATCGGCATTTTTAACAGCATCTAAAAATGATTTATCCGCATTTGGTGCATCATATGATATAAATTTAATATTTGCTAATCTAAATTCTTTTTCATCCTCTTGTAACCATTTATTTAATTCGTTCAACCAGTTATTTTTTAATGTCGCCTTGAGTAGGATAAATACATTCCAACCGCTTGTATAGTTGTAGAGAATGTTGTATATGTTGATTGCCGAGAGCGATTTCCCACTACCCAATCCATGGTAGATAAGCATATCGTGATAGGGAGAATTATAGTCGAGATACCTTCCGAGAAACTCTTGATACAATCTGATTTTTTCCTTCTCTTTTCTGGCACATGGATCAGCTTCATCCGATTGCATAATTTCCGGTAGTTTATATTTTTTAAAATTAGTAAGGACCCAACTTGGAAATAATCTTCCATTTATTTTCAAATCAACAAATTTATTTCTATTACGATTATCTGTCATTATTATAATGTTAATATAGATATTTTTATTGACTTAAAGTAATAACTTTATAGTATAAATTATAAAATGCAAAATGAAATTTGGAAAGATATAAAAGGATATGAAGAAAGATATCAAATATCTAATTTATGTAATGTAAAGTCTTTATTAAAAGATCAATTAATGAAATTAAATTCTGGTGGAGGATATTTAAGAGTCTAAATTAAACAATCCCTATATATTATTAAATAAATTTAATTGTTAAATTCATTTAATAAAAAACTAGATTTTTCTATCGTATTTGCTCTTTACGATAAAAAAATATTGATTTATCCAATAACATCCAGTGCTGGTAAAATCAGACTGTTGTAATCTCCGGCTTCGAACGATGCTACAAGCTTATCGACGTAGTCGGAAATACTTTGGCCCGGAACTCGTGATTCTCCTATCCAGAAACCACGTTGAGCTCCAGAAAATATGAATTCAGCGTATGAACCATGAAAAGGCTCATTGTAAATCACAAGTCGATGGTTAACATTGTCAATAGTAGTGCCTAGAACATGGACACTAGGACATTGTTCTGTCATCTGAACTTTGCCTTTAGGATCTATTTCGTAGCTGTAGACAAAAGAACCCATTGTGTTATTCTTCTAGGAATAGAATATATAATAAATAGTCTTTTTAAATAAGTTATTCAATATATTACATATTTCAATTTTTATTACTATTTTACTGTTTAATTTTTTAGAATCTTCCTTTTACAATATCATCGAAAACATTTATAATGCTACCAGTAAACCCATTTCTGGACATTCGAATACCAATATTTACAATTAATGAAATAAAAACATTATAATTTTCATTATCAACATGCATTTGAATAGCTTCAGTTATAATATATTCGTTTAGATTGCATATAGCATATGAAGGCAATCCAAGTACTTTAGAACAAAAAGCGGGTTGTACAACAGTTTCATACATCTTCTTATCAAATTTATTGAGATACATCCAGTAAGAATGAGCAGAAAAATCAGTAACATTTATCATTTGTGTAATTATAAGTGAATCAAGATAAGAAAATTTACTTAGACTACAAACTTGTTCAGATATAATGTCACATTCACATCCAAAAACTGCTGATAGGAATGCTGATAGAATAAGGAATTTGAATGATTGCATTTTTTAATTTATATATTATTACTTATAATAGAAGTAATTATAAGTTATAAATTCAATTTTTTTATTTTTTCAATCTAAATATCCGTATACATCATCATTATTTTTTTCTGTTTTATTTTTTGTATTATCATCGCATATATATTCATTATCATCACTATTATTATCATTTATTTCCTTTAGAACTCCATATTTAACTAATGCAAAATATGCTGCCTGTTGTTCACCTCCTTTTTTACTATTTGCAATACCTACACCAACAACATTACCATTATTATCTAATACGCACATTTTAAATTGTCTTCTAGGATGATCATCTATAACAGAAACCTGCTTATATTTTGGAGTATATTTTTCTTTTGTTAATTTATCTTTAGCCCCTATTTTATGATAATATTGCATTAGTGCTTCTTTATAATTATCTTCAGTATTAATTAATTCTGCCATATCAATTTCTTTAAATATAATAGTTGATATAAAAGTATCACATAATTCAAAAGAAGCTTCTAAACACAAAGCACCAATAAAAGCTTCAAACATATCTTCCATAATTTTTTCATTATTTACTCTTCCTCCTTGAAGTTCTATATTTCTTGCAAATATAGCGTATTCCGGTAATCCTATAACTCTAGCTAATTTTGCAAGTGTATCACCCTTTTCTATTTTTGTTCTTAATTTCGTAAGAAATCCCTGATCTTTATTATAAGTTTCATGATAATTTTTATATAAATATCTAGCAAGAACATTATGAATAACAGCATCACCTAAAAATTCAAGCACTTCATAAGATTTATTTTGAAGAGGAAGAGTTGTTTTAATTAAATTACTAGAAATTGGTTCAACTTCTTTGATTAATTTTGCAGTTTTTTCATTTAACGGGAAATTCGTTAAATAAGACTCATGAATCATTGCATTTTGAAATTGATCAATATTTTTTACTTTATGTTTTATCCCATATTTAAGTAAAATTTTTTCAATAACTTTTGCTGTTATTAATTTGTTGTTTTCATTTAGAATGTGTGGTATAAATTCTGCTCTGTCAAATTGAGTGTTTTCCATGATATATATAAATAATAATTTATGTTTATATATGTTTCAAATTAAGAGAATATAAAAATCAAATTTTTATGTTGTTGTTATACTTGAATCTCCTGTAGAAATTGCAGTTACTGATGTTTTTGTTGAATCTATTACACGTACATTAATAATATCACCTATTCTGTGTCCATTGTCACCTGCATTGCTATTAGCTGCAAATATTACATTATTAACAGCATTTACATTAGTAATTGTATCAGCTATTGTTTTTAATCCATACATCTTATTTGCAGATTCTGTTGTAATTCGAAAAGTATAAGATGTTGATACAGATGTCACGACAAAATTTGCATTAAAACCTGGAATTGTTGGTATATTAATTGTAGCATTTGCACTCATATTTCCAGCACCTATTGCAAAAGTTTTACCAGAATCTGCATCTTCTAATGTAGTAGTAGCTGTTATAATAGATCCAGTTGGATTAACTAATCCACCTGAAGCGGTTAATACACCGGCTGGAGTAAAATCACCATCAATTTCATTTTGCAAAGTAATAAGTGATTTCATTGCAACATTTGCAAGATTTAGGGATTGTGAACCCATGAAATTTTTCGTATTCATTTTATAATATATATTAATATTATAATTATTTTTATAGTAGTAGAAATTTATATTATTAAATTAAACACGATTTATTTTTGCTATTTAATTTAGGACTTTAAAACTTTAATTAATACTAACACAATTGAGAGCATTGTCAGCTGTTGAAAAACCTCTAGCAAAAATATGTGTATTATCTAACACATCTATATTTACATAATCACCAACATTTGAATTTCCAAAAAAATCTATACTATATGTAACACCTGGATCGATATTATAAATTTGTGTTATATTGTTTATATTTTTTGTTATAACACCATAAAAAATTCCTATATTAGGCCATCCTAGTCCTACAATTCGGATTGATGTACCACTAGATGAACCATTATTACCTCCATATATAATTGTACATTTAAAACCAGGTATTGGTGGTATTTCAACAAATATTATATTATTTGGCGTCACATTGGCACAATTTATAAAAAATGTTTGTCCTGAATATGTTTCATCAAGATTAAAGAAAAAAGATGAAATATTATCTGGGTCTGTAACTGGAGCTATAATTGATGATTTTGGTGGTATTATTAAACTATTAGCAGTCGCAGATGATAAATCAACTGTTCCATTAAATGTTGTTGTTGAATCAGTATTACCAAT